TCACGAATCACAGATTCGATGTTCAGCGAGCTGTCAGTTGCCAACTCGGAGGCGATCTTCACAATGAAGGCCTGCTTCCAAGGGGTCAGGTTGATCGAGCTGAAGGTGGGCTCGTCGTCGCTGATCGCGGATCCTGCAGCGTACTGTGCTGCGGTGGAGTAAGCGGTCAGGGTGGGCAAGCGCAACGATTCGCCAGATGCTCTCTGGATCACGTTTGCTTCGTCGAGCATGGGACCCACTTGGCGGGCGAGGAAAAATACCTCATCCAAGAATCCCTTGCGGACGGTGTTGTCGGAGGGCACCAGGGTGGCGCGGGTCTCCGGGTTGAAGGTGTGCGAGCGCATCTCTCCGGTGGCAAGCGAACGGAAGATGTCGGCGTCGCCGCGTGCTTCCTCGACCTGGACGAAGTCGCGGGCTGCTTCCTCGGCCTCTGCCATGCGGGTGTGGTTGCGCTGAGCTACCTCGATCGCACGCACTGCCGAGTCGATGTCGGACTCGATGCGCTCGATCTGCTCTGATTCGGCAGCGTCGAGGCCACGGCCTTCGGTCTCAGCGTGGTCAATGATTGACCTGATCTGAGAGACGAGGTTCGCCTTGGTCTCTTCCTGCCGCTTCACAAATTCGGACATTGTTTTGTTTCCTTTGTGTTTACGGACTGTGGTGGTGGAGGCGCTTACGCTCATCCGGTCGCCAGAGCTGACTCACGATTGCGACTCTTCTATTCTAGGTTGTGTCGTGTTTTGCGGTTTTTCAGTTTCGCTGCTACTGTGTTCCTCGGTAGGTATCATTCCCTTTCCGGGTTTGGTTGATGGCCCCCCGATCACTTTGACCAGGTGATCTGGGGGGTCTTTTTTTTCTAATATTTTTTTATCGTTTTGTTTGTTTTTTTCGGTTTTGTATGGTTATATATACATATCAACCACCAACCGAAAGGGAAGAAAATGACCACCATCGAGAAACTTGAAGGCATGAACTACGAGGCCATCGAGAACGCGATCTGGGGCACTGTGTTGGACTTCTACTCCAGCGTCAGCGACAAGAGCCGGATCATGGACATGATGCACGCTCACGAAGATTTCACCAACGCGATCAACGTAGGCGAGTTCGTTCGCGACGATCAAGAGATTCGCGAATGCGCAAACGTCATCATCGAGATCTACGCCGACGCTCTGTAATCACTCACTCGAAAGGAACCAGAACAATGACCACCAACGACGACATCTTCCACTCGATCATCATGGACACCCGAACCGAACGCGGCCACCTGATCTACGTGATCGACTGCCCGATCTCAAAGAAGCCGGAGCTGATCATCCGCGAGACTCTTCACGGCTCGCACTGCAGCTGTGGGTTCGCGATCGACTAGATCCCGTGCTAAGTTTGTGATCACAACCGAATAGCGAAAACCCCCCGACTGCTGTTTCAACTACAACATATTCGTCAACAAGAAAGGCAGGAGTTCACGCAGAGCGCGTGGAGCCCTTAATTTCGCGGTGCGAGTGTCTCGGGGGGTTTTGCTTTTCCGCAAGAGAAACCCCGCCACGCGAAGGGGTGGCTAGTGGCGGGGCGGACCCGTCAGCGCTTTTCTTGCGCTTTGAGGACGCGGGTCTCTTTCGCCGGCTCATCATCGAGAGCGACGATCGCGCGGGCGATCTCATCGGCCAGCTCTTTGATGGCACCAGTTTCTGGGTTACCCGCGACTTTCAGGATGGCTTTTTTGATCTCAGCTTGCGTTGCCATTACAGCCCCTTTTCCAAGAGTTCGAGTTTCTTTTTCTTGAGTGCCAGGAGGCCCATGTCTGCCTTGGGCTCTTCGGTCACTTGCTCGGGTGAAAGTTCGTCGATCGCTTTCTGCAGCAGCTCCCGCTCGCTGGCGTCGAGGTCTTGTTCGCTTTCGATCTTCAGGATCGCGTCTGCGAGAGCGTCTGGGTCGATCGAGGCTCTCTTGGCCAAGCGGTCAAGGCCGCGCACCGAAGTTGTGCCTGCGGTCGCTTCGTATGCCGGCCATGGTACGACACTCACTTCTAGCAAGCGTACGGACTTCAGGGTGCGCTCTGATCCGTCCTCGGACCATTCGTCGCCGCCCTTTGGCACTGTGAAACCGAAGCTCATGCTGTCGACATCGTTTCTGCGGAGAAGTTCGGCTACATCACGACCGCGGCTGGTGTTTGGTAGCTCTGCGGAAACCAGGAGGCCTTTGTCGTCCTCTCTCAGGGTCAACGTGCCGCCTCGGGTGCTGCCGAGGATCTCACCGCTTTCGTGATTCCACAGCATCTTGATGTCGTTTCGGCTGCGGATCGAACGGCTGAATGCTCCTCGCTGAATGCGCTCCGTGAATGGCAGGGGAGCAGATGGGGCGTCCCACACTGCCGCGTAACCGCTAAAGGTCATGCCTGTCTCTGTCTCACGAACTTCCAGCTCTGCTGGGATGTGTCGTGTCTCGAGTTTGCTCAATGCCTCGCCTCTCGCTGTCGATCTTTCTTGATTTTCCTCTTCCAGTCTAGCAACCACCCCATCAGCGTATGCCAGCGCTCGCTGTGCCGCGCGTTTCGATGGCCCTGATCCCCAGAGAAGGTGTGCCACAACGCCGGGGCTCGGGTAGTCCTCGTTGTCGGGGTTCGCTGCCGGAGCGTCAAGGTCGACAAGGTGGCGGGCGATCCACGCACGGATCCTGACCCATTTATCGGCGCTGACCGATCCTCTGGCCAAAGCTCTCGCTTCACGGATCGTGCGCTCGACCACGCCGTCCCCGGCTTGGCCTTCGGAGTAATACTTGAGGCCCTGTCTCGCTGCCGCTCTCATGTAGGCCGGCGGTTCAAGGTTCACCTGTCGGATCGATCGTGTCAGCGGGTCGATCTTCGTCAGTGTTGAGAACCGGTGGCCGACGAGTGTGTCGGTCGCCTCGTATTCGTCCTCGCTGTTTTGGCGGTACACCCTGATCAGCGCTGCGGGATCTGATTCGTCCCCGTTGATCGTGAAGTCGCTGTCGGGCACGTTGATCTGGCCGTCTCGAACTATTCGGGTGATCTGTCCCCTGGCCATGCCGCCGCTCGAGTCCCATTCGACGAAATCACCAACCTCCAGCTCATCCGGTTCGGCACGGTTTTCTCCCTGCCAAGCGTTGCAGTAGTAGCCGCCGTCGACGAAATCATCCCAACGGTTACACCAGGCTTTGTCGCCGTCCTCGTTGACTCGGCTCTCATCGTAGAATCTGCAGTTGCCGCAGGCTCGGCCTTCGGGCACATCGTCGGCAAGCGCTGGCCGGTAGTTTTCGGGAAGCTCACGGATCGCTCTCGAGTCGTCCTCGTAGCTCCCGCCGGGTTCGATGCCTTCGGCTTGACTAATCGCCACCATCTGCTGGATGGCGCTGTCTTTTGTTTCGTGGCAGCCCAGCACTTCACCGTCGTCTTTCACGACTGCCCAATCTGGGCACTCCGGTGATTGATCTGTGATGAAGTACGGCAAAGTTCTAGTCCTGTTTCGTGATTGTCAAAACGTGCAGCACGGGGGCCCCCTGTGTGCTGGTTGCATACATGGCGTCCTCGGGACCGATCTCGAAGCTCAAAGTATCGGCGGCGTGAATGTGGAGACCGTTTGATGCGCTGAGTGCGCTGCCACCGATCAGGGCTGCCGTGCTCTCGCTGTGATCTGCCTCATGGATCGTGACATGCTGCGGCTGGTTGTCCGGTGCGACGATCTGTGTGACGACTCCTGTGCCCAGGGTGAATCTTGCACTTGAGATTGGCATTACTCGACCTCGTATACGCTCTCGGGATCTGTGGGATCTATCTGACTGATCGGCTGCAGCTGTGTTGATGGCAGGCCGGTGTGTGGGATCGGTGGCAAACCGAGGGCCTCAAGAACGCCGGCGGGGTCGTACCCTGAATAAACCAGGGACTGTGCCATCTTGACGCGCTCCATCTGTGCCTTCACACCTGAGTCCTCGATGTTGACGTTTGCCAACGGAACGCGGGGGGCGTTCGCTGCGGGATCCTCTGCGGGGCGCATGTCCTCGAGGGCTCGCACTTCGTTCACCGTCATCGCTCCGGCTTGCAGCATTTTGCTGTACGCCGAGGTGCGGCTTTC